AATGGACGCAGCAATGCGTGATCGCGCTGCACGCGCAGGTTACGCAGGTCAACTTGGTGGCTTAGGTCGGCAAGCGTTCCAGACAGGTCAAGCAATTACTCAGGCGCAAGAGCGCCAAGGCTTAATGCAGCAGGCATTGCAGCAGTCATTGATCGACGCGGCGCGTCAGCAATACGCAGGCTATACAGGTGCGCCACAAGCATCACTTGCTGCGCCACTGGCAGCTTTAGGCCAAGCGCCAACACCACAAACCCAAACAACATCAGCCCAGCCTGGTTTATTAAGCTACTTACAAACTATGGCGATGCTGCCAAAACTATGTTGGGTTGCTCGTGAGGTTTATGGCGAAGACGATCCTCGTTGGATGGAGTTCCGCGACTGGCTTGTGGGCCACTCACCTGATTGGTTCTTTAACGCATACGACAAATACGGCGCTAAATTCGCAAAAGTTGTTCGCAAGGTTCCTGCATTGAAATACATCATACGTCCTTTCATGGACGCAAAACGCAAGGCGATTGGGTATAAGTAAGGCAAAGCATGGCGGTGAATTACAACATACCTTTCCAAACGCAGCTTGATTACATGATGCAAGAGCTGCGTGGGCCTGAGGGCGCGACAATGGACGCTTTCAAGTCTGCTGGTGCGATCACACCGCAAGACTATGCTGAGCTGTTTGAACAAAAGTATGAACGCGCTGGCGGTCATGGCTTAGATCGGCGTAAGCAGTATGCGCTTGAGGTTTTTAACGCAGCAGGTACAGATGCATTTGGCAATCTGCCGCAGAATGCGCAAACTGCGTTTAACTACTTCAAAGGCAAAGGCTTTACTGACGCGCAGGCCGCAGGCATTGTCGGAAACCTAATGACAGAAAGCTATGCTCGGATTGATCCGCAGGCATACAACCCTGCTGGCGGCGGCATGGGTGCATACGGCATTGCGCAGTTTCGTGGATCAAGACTAAAAGGGCTGCTAGATTTTGCTGGACAGCAAGGAGGTACGAGCATGGATGGAACAAACACAGCAGCGCAGAAAGCAGCGGCAGCAGCAAATCAGGCGCAGCCGCAAGGCAGAATGAGTAGAATTAAAGGCTTGTTAGATTTTGCATCCGAGCGCAATCCAGAAACAGGATTATCTCGTTTTGAGCAGTTTGCGGCAGCACTTGATCCGCTCATTATGCCCCAGATGCGTGCAGGTGGTGCAATTCAGCAGCGTGGCGCACAGCGCGTTCAAAGCGCTCGTGTCAACAAAACAATTCAGTGGCTGAAAAAGAATGGCTATCCAGATATTGCTGCGGCAGTAGAAGCCAATCCTAAATCGGCTGCGAATGTGATGAGCGCTGTTTTGGCGCAAAGAAGCAAAGGCTCTCAAGTTGGCGATACAAGTATGATTATGACTGGCGCTGAAGTTATGAAATTAGTTCCAGGCGTCAAACTTAATCCAAATGCGCCATACACTGTTAAGCGTAAAGGTGGGCAAATTGTTGATATTGACGCCGTAGGCGGCATGCAACCTGAGTTGACGCCATTTGCAGAAGAGGCACAAAAGGGCGATGTTAAGGACTTGCGTGAAATACGGAATGTTGGACGTGCGGCAGAGCGGAACATGGCACAAGTTGAGCGCCTTGGCAGCTTGCTTGACCAGACAGATACTGGGATTATGGCTGGACTGGCATCACGAGCCAATGCACTTGGCTTGGGCGACTTCAGAGGAGACGCTGCGGCAGCGGCTGAAGCGATTATTAGTCAGCTTGTTCCAGCGCAAAGACCTCCAGGTTCAGGCACAATCTCTGACGCAGACTTGGCTCTTTATAAGGCATCACTGCCAAGTATTGCCGCGCGCCCTGGCGGCAACAAATTGATTATTGAAAGTATGATTGCGCTTCTTGAGCATGACCGAAAAGTTGGTGAGATTGCCCAGAAAGCGCTTGACCAAACAATAACTCCATCAGAAGCCTACAGTCAAATGTCTGCTCTGCCAAATCCTTTTGCTAATGTGAGAACTTTCTTTAACTCAGCTCCAACAGAAACAGCTCCACTTGATCGTGGAGGCGCAATGGACATTCTGAAGCAAGAGGGAGTAATTGACTGATGGCAAATGAGACAACATACGCAGAGGCGTCACGAGTTTTAGAAGCCATCAAGGTTCTTGAAGAGTTAGAGCGCAACGGCACCATTTCTGATGCAGAACAGAAAGCCCTAAATCGCGCCAGAGCAAGCCGAAAGACAGCCGAGCAAGCAAGATTAGAAACTGCCGCTACATATGGCGGGTTTCGTTCTGGTGTGACTATGAACCTATATGACGAAGCTCGTGGCGCGTACAATGCTGCAAACGAGCTTCTGCGGTCAGGAGATGTTGAGGCAGCGCGTGCAAAATACGCGGAATATCGGGACTTACAGCGTCGTATTGACGAGGCTTTGCAAGTCGCAGCGCCTGAGCAGTACGCAAAAGGTGAACTGTCTGGCGGCGTAGCAGGCGCAGTCTTGCCTGCTGGTGGGGTAGCTAAACTGACCCAAGGCATGAGCACAGTTGGCAGAATGGCAACTAGCGCAGGCACAGGCGCAGCAGTTGCATCGTTACCTGAATTTGGTAGGGGCGAAGGCGGGTTTGTCCCTCGTGTTACAAATGTTCCACCATCTGCACCAATTATTGGCGGCTTGGCAGGTGCAGTTGCCCCAGTTGCTGGGCAGATTGCAGGCGGTGTAACTCGCGGTGTTCAAGACATTATTCGTGGTGGGCAACAGGGCGTCAGCGGGGCAGCCTTACGCCGTATGGGTCGCGCAGTTCAGCGCCCGCAGGTTGCTGGCCAAGACATTCAGCAGTATCTTCAGTCTTTAGGCCCAGAAGGCATGATTGCCGACATTCCAGGCTCCCCTCGCAGCCGAGCGCAGGGTTTAGCGACTATGGAAGGTGAGGGCGCAGATGTTCTGCGTCAAGAGATTGAAGCACGAGCAGGTGGCGCAGGTGAGCGTGTAGCTGAGACAGTTACTGAGGCAATGGGGCCAGCAGATGCAGCCTATGCAGCGCGGCAGGCAGAGGCAGCGCGGAAGTCTTCGGAGCTTGGCCCAATGTATGACGCAGCGTTATCATCAGATCAAAAGTTTGATGTATCTGCGTTGCGGTCTGGTATCGTGATGCTGGCAGACGAAGCAGCTAGCAACGTCAAAAGTTCACTAAACACAGTTTTGCGCAACTTAGGCCAAGAAGGCGAAATTTCAGCAACGAAGTTGCATAACGCTCGAAGCGCGTTGTCGGATGCAATTACATCTGCAAAAATAGCTGGGCAGTCTAACAAAGTGCGCCAACTAATGCCACTGATAGATGACATGGATCGTCGTCTGGACACAATACCTAACTACTCAAAAGCTCGTGCAGGCTACGCAGAAAGCTCATCAATTCAGCGTGCATTGGACGAAGGTCGAAAAACTTTCTCTGGTGGGGCAACGTCTGCAATGTCACCGCAAGACCTATCAGACATGCTGAAGAAAATGAAGCCAGTTGAGGTTGACGCTTACAAGAAGGGCGCTCGTGAGTATCTGGCAGCTCTGATGGGTACATCCCGCAGTGACGCTGCGTCAGCTTGGCAGCAGTTTGATAAGGCATGGAACCGCGAGAAACTGGAGCTGCTGCTAGGCAAGCCTGACGCTGACGCAGTTATTCAGCGTCTTTTCTCTGAAAAAGAGTTTAGCAAAACTCGCAGTGATGTCCTAGAAGGATCACAAACAACATTCAGAAGTGAAGCTGCCAAAGACCTTGCAGACCTTCGTGAACCTGACAGCATGCAAGCACCATCCCCACTGCGCAGAGTTTATCAGGGTGTCGTTAATGAGCCTGTCAATCGCATGATTAACGAAGTGCTATATGGCTCTCGTCGCTCAAACCTTAACAGAGAGATTGGCGAATTGCTTACAATGCAAGGCGCAGAGCGTGACAAAATTGTGCCGATATTGTTAAATGAAGCCAAGCGACTACAAGACCCGACAAGAGCGCAGCAGATCGTGGATGCGCTTACAACAGCAGGCGTAATGACATACGGCGCAACTCGCGGAGAATAGAATGGAACCTAAAGCAAAAAGTTTCACAGAAGTTGAAGGGATCGTTCAAGACGCGATTGCGCAGGCTGTTGATTTTGTGGAAAGCGAGATCACACATGACCGCATCAAAGCCCAGCGCTACTTTGACGGTCAGGTTGATATTGGCTACGAAGACGGACGGTCTAGCGTCGTAGCAACAAAGGTTCGCGATACAGTACGCGCAGTCAAACCCAGCTTAATGCGCGTATTCATGTCAACTGCTCGGCCTGTTGAGTTCATCCCCAAAGGCCCAGAGGATGTCGCATTTGCCGAGCAGGCGACAGACTACATGCACTATGTGTTCAATCAGAATGACGGCTTTCGCGTTCTAAACGATGCATTCCATGACGCTCTGGTTAAAAAGCAAGGGATCGTGAAAGTCTACTGGGACACTCGATACCGCACAGAAACTTACAGCTACACAGACCTAACGCAAGAGGAGCGTGATTACATCCTGTCTGATATGGGCATCTCAGTCATTGAAGAAACAATGACCATGACAGTTGAGATGGATCAGATGGGCATGGAAGTTGAGCTGCCAAGCTACTCGCTAAAAGTCAGCCGATCCATTCCAGAGGGCAAGCTGCGCATTGAGAGCGTACCGCCAGAGGAGTTTTTCGTAAACTCGCAGGCTCGGACGCTAGAAGATGCTTACGTTGTCTGTCACCGCTCTGAGGTTCGTGTAGGTGAGCTTGTAGAGATGGGCTACCCATTTGAGGAAGTCTATGACCTAGACAGCTTGTACGGCGCGTCAGACATATCTGAGGCAGAAGACATTGAACGTCGGGGCTACTCACAAGACGACTACGAGGATCAGTCAGGCGATCCAGCAATGCGCAACGTAGCCATTACTGAAGCCTATATGCGGTTGGATGTAGAAGGCACAGGCGTTCCAGTTCTACACCGCTTTATCTGCGGTGGGTCAAACTACAAGCTGCTGGACTTTGAGCGTGTAGACGAAGTGCCGTTTGCTGTCTTTGAGGTCGATCCAGAGCCGCACACAATGTATGGCCGCTCACTTGCTGAGTTGATTATGGATGACCAAGATGCATCCACAGCCATCATTCGTGGCATCCTTGATAACGTAGCCATGACAAACAACCCACGCATTGGGATCGTCGACGGCGCTGTCAATATTGACGATGTACTTAACAACGAAATTGGAGCCGTTGTGCGTATGCGTCAGGCTGGGGCAGTTCAAGACCTAGCAGTGCCATTCACAGCAGGGCAGACGCTGAGCGCATTGCAGTACATGGATGGCTTGGTTGAGCAGAAAACAGGCGTGTCACAGAATGTCGCACTAAATCCAGATGCCATGCAGTCAACCACTGCGGCAGGTGTGCAAGCAACAGTTGATGCAGCGGCTGCGCAGGTTGAGGTTATGGTTCGCAATCTGTCAGAGGGCATGCGTCGTATGTTCGGCCTACTACTGCGTCTGCATGTTAAGCACACAGACGAAGAACAACTGATGCGCATGAATGGACAGTTCGTGCCTGTTGA